CCATTGCTAATGACATAGCTATATAGTAATATTTTATTTGTTAAAACAAAAGACCCCCCACCAAATGGCAGGGGGAATTTTGCACAAATGAGATTAAATATTACTTTTTAGGAGCAGACTTCTTAGCAGGAGCTTTATTGGCTGTAGAAGTATTCTTGGGTCTACCAGGAGACTTTTTCTTAGGAGCAATAGCTTCCGCTGCAACCTCCTTGACTACTTCTTCAACTTTTGCTGCAGCTTCTACTTTGATTTCTTTAATCTTTTCGTCAGCTTTTTCAGCAAGTTTTTCTGCCTCATTCAAAAGTTGATCTACTTGTTTATCCAGTTTTTTTCTAGCTGGAGCAACTAAACCTTTAATTTCTTTGACCAATTTTTTAAACATTTAATCTACCTCTATCTCATTTGTAACTAACTGAATTAATTCAGAACTTTTAGGAATTTTTAAACCTAACTTCCAAGCTTTTAATTCTTGTTCTACGGTTAGTAACCTTTTTTTTTAGGTTTTTCATTTCCTTATTAAGTCTTTCATTTTCTATTTTACACGTTTTTAGCTGCTGACGCAACATTTCTTGCAAGTTTTTTCCTCCGCTGTAAGATTTTTTTGTTTTGCGGCGGGGGGGTCGGTTTTAACCTTAAAACTTCTAATTATTTTTTAGAGTAATATCACTTACCCTGTTGACCCTCTTTGATTAGCATATATCTTTCACCAGTCTCTTTTGAGACTAAAGAGAAACCGTAAGCAGCCGCCTCTTTAACCGCTTCATTAAAGGTGTCTCTGTCTGAAGGATCTACGCCAGCAAGGGGGATCGTAATTCCAGCATAAATATCAATGTTTTCAAAGTTACCGATATTAACCTTTCTATTTACACCACAAATGAATACTGGACTTGTTGATACTGAAATTTCTCCAGCCACTGTATTTACCGCCTGTTCTATTGGTGAGCCTAAGCTCTCTTCTTGTGCACTTCTATTGATTTTTGGCATAACTTGCTAAACCAAACTTTTCTTTAATTAGATTTATTGTTTTGACCGCTTGATCTTCCACCGACATTGAAGAAGAATCAATTATAGCAGAAGCAATTGTTATAAAATTGTCTATTTCCTTTTCTGATTTATGGGACATTTGTTCATCGGTCATATATACCCCATCTCTAGAATACACTCTTTCTCTTCTGACTTCATCTGAAGCTTCAAATAATATTAACATACTATTTGGAAGTTTAAGTATAGACTCAGCCTCGTTTTCAAAACGAACATCAGAAATTAAAATACAATATGGATTGGCGGTTTCTTCCTCTTGTAGGGACTTAACATAGTCTCTATGTAGCTCGTAAGACTTCCTTACTCCCCATTTAGCAAAGCACTTGGGATCATGTACTCTACATAGATCTCCTGCTTTTTGAAGAAAAGATCTTGGCTTTGCACCGCGTGAATCAATTGGCTCTCTATATATATTGTCAACTAAGCTTATGAAAGAATAGTAGTCAGGCACGTTGCCTAAGGTTGAATTTCCATATAAATCATATAGAGTTTTGTGGATGGCGAAAAGCTTTCTTGACTGAGAGCTTTCACCCTCTATTTTAGTTTTATTAGACAATAGCTCGTAAAGAGGCATTGCAAAAAATATGTGATCCCAATATACGCCAGATCTAACTTTATCAAAACTAGCTTTAGGCACTATAGCTTCAGCTACAGAAGTTTTACCAGTTGCAGCCTTGCCCGCTAAACCAACTACAATTGGATAATCTGGATTATATAATCTGCTCATTTTGCTATTGTATCATGCTTTCGTGTATTTCGTTCTTTTTCATTTCTAGTTGATCAAGAAACTCGTTGGCCAATAAATCTGGTTCCCAAACAAATGCTCTTGGAACTTGGATAACCCTAAATTTATATTCTTCTTTAATGTCTTGTATTGTCATAAGTAGAGGAACTAAAGCTGCGTTTCTACACTTCCATTTGCCACTAACATGGTTAGCCACAACTGCTGAGTCGGTATAAATAATTGGGTCTATTAGATCTGACATAGAACACATAAGCAGGGCAGCTATAACGGCCTCATACTCGGCTTCATTATTTGTTCTAGGTCCAAGACCTCTTGCAAATTGTGCAATCTTTTTTTTGTTTTTGTAGACAACCACCGCACACGCTGCTTCTCCAAATTTTTTTTGACCCTGCCCCCTAGAGGCACCGTCGCAAAAAACTTCTATATTCATACCTTCACATCGTATTCAATTTTATTTTCCTGAGCAAAAGACACAATTCTTTTTATTTGAGAATTGGTATATGCCTGATGAGTTGCATTGAGCAGATATCTTTTTTTATTATACTCAACTTGAGTAGGAAAATCCAAAGTTTCTCTTACTGTAGAAAAAAACTCTTCAGGAGAAGAGACTGACTTATAATGAGCTATATACATGGTCTAGTATGTGCTAAAGTCGCTATCAAGATAGGACCCCTTTTCCTCTCTATATGAAGCTATTTGCATTGATTGAGATTTATCTAGCAATTTTCTAGCAGACTCTGACGCTATACGAGCAGCACCTTCCATTGACTCTGCAAGCTGCACAACAGATTCCGCTGTAATCATTGCGGTATATTGTTCTTCGGCAGCCTCTAGAGCGTTAGCTTCTCTTTCAGCCTCGTTTCTGCCAGTTCTATTTGACTTATAAACTTTCTTGTATCTGCCTTCGCAGATCTTATAATATGCTCTTGTCATACCGGCAAACCTAGTTACTCTACCATAAACGTTTGACGTTCTAGCGACAAGAGAAGCTAAGTCAGCCATTGTCATGTCAATGGAATCAGACTCTGGTATGCTAACAAAATATTGGTCTGAAGAAGATCCAGAGCCGTAAGCGTCAAGAATTTCGGTTATTTGTGGACTAAGAAATTCCGAAAGTAAATCATTAAGTTTTTCTATTGATTGAAGGTTCATTAATCTTCCAGTTTGAATATTGAAATCAAGTCTTGCATGTTATTTTCTATTATAGCATCTTTTATCTTGATCTTCACTTTGGATATGTGATCTCTAACCGTATTAGGATGCTCTGTTATAACCTGAGCTATTTCAGAAGACTTCATATTATCTATGTATCTCCATTTAATTAGTTGCCTCTCTTGCACTGTTAGGGTATCATAGGGGGCATGGCAGTCCTGGCCAAGAACCCATAATTCATTAATTTCCTGAGTGCCCAACATCTGATCTATAGTATACTCTAGCGGAGGAGCCTTGAATCCAGGCTGAGCTTCTTCGTCTTCCTCTGAGTTGTCGTCATCCGCGAGCAGTGGGAAAGTCTTTCTACCGAGCTGGTCAATTAAAAATGTATCTACATTCTTTTTTAAAAGGTAAAAAAAATAACTATACAAAAATCCACTAAATGGAATAGGACCTTTTTCTGAATCTTTTCTTTGGTATCTGGCTATACATTGGAAGAAAGTCATATTAACAGTTTGCCTTACGTCTTCTTCATCGCCATATCTTTTAGCCATATAAGTAATGCCGTCGTAGACATTCGTTTACGTGTTTATAGCCAGCTTGATTTAATTGATTTTTCATTAGGTTAAATCTAACAAAATTATCTTTAACAAACAAAGATGTAAATCTTCTGATATCATAATCAGATAAATTATATTTTCCATAATATAACATTGTTACATACTTTGTAAGAAAGTTGTTAAAAACTTTAAGCATTTCGTACTGAGCGCTTGAATAGCCTTTTTTGGCCTTGGCTATTAAATCTTGCATCTCCTCTTCGCTTAAAGAGTAATATTGTTCTTTGTAGGATGTCATTACTTTCCTTCCCAATAGGGTATTTTATCTGCATAAAAATTTCTAATATCTTCGTAGTAAACTACACTTGGTACTTCTATTTCAAAAGCAAACCTTTTGGCCTCGCTAGAATATTTACTAATAATAAATGTTAGCTTGCTAAACTCTTCTGCGTAATACCTTTTAAATCTTTTTAATTTTATCTTACTTTTGTCGTCTAAGTAACCCTTAAGCTCAACCCATTCAGTTGATTTTTCTATGTAGAAATCTGGAGTGTAACCTTTTGTTCCTTTTTTAATTGGAAAAGAAAATACAACTGGTTCAAAATCAAAATTTATTTTGTATGCATTAAGTATCCTTGCAAAATTAGCTTCCCAATTAGATCTCAAGTTTAAGCCAAGATCAGGCCTATAGCCAGATTTTGTATTTTTGTATGCATTTCCTTTTGTTGAGGTTGTTTTTTTTGTTTCTTCCTCTAGAATACGTGCATCAACATAGTCGTTTTTAATCCTAGAAAAATTAGGATGTTTTTTTAGTTTTGATCTTTCCAAAAAAAAGTTTTCTGGAGTTGTTATTTTGGGGTTCTTCATGATAACCTCAGGGCCTACTAGACGTTATTAATATTATACTTTACAACAAATAAAAATACAAAAAAATCCAACCAACAGGTTGCAAACCAAGGAGATAGATGGTAGTATGACCACTATGAAAACACTAAACACAATCATCAACAGCATCAGCCAGAACATCAACGAGAATGTCATTGAGGGACTTTCTCAGGTTGGTTTCAGCCACAAGGAAGCAACAAAGCTTGTGGTTGATAACAGCTTCTCTCTCGTTGAGGACTCAGTGGAGAACCCAGTAGAGTCATTCTGACTGAGCTTTTGAGCTCAAATATACTGGCCAGGGCTTAATGCCCTGGCTTTTATATTTTACCCATTCTTTTTAATCTAGCTACTCCTGTAGCACATGCCCCTGACTTGGAGTGGTCGCAGAAGGTGCAATTTCTTTCATTGGACGTAGGTAGGAATGAGCTGTTTTGAACTACCTGATTGATCTTTTCTAGTAAAGAAACTTTAACCTGCTCAATATCTTCCCTGGTAAAGGTGTGGGCTTTTCTTCTTCCAGATCTTAAATAATATAACTCTGCTCTAATGTCTTTGTCTGGAAACGCAAGGGAGACGGCGAGGGCGTATATCCCAAGCTGTAAATTCGCTGCAACATCTTTTTGAGCCACTTCCCATTTTCCGGGTTTTATAGTCAATAATATTAATAGTTTTTTCGTCGTAGATGTCTATTCTATCTATGTACCCATTGACAAGGTAATTACCTATCACAAAGCTAAATTGAAACTCTTTTTCATATATATCAAAAGAATCCTCAGAGTGTTTATCATAAAATTCATTAATGATTTCTGACCCTACAGAAATTAACTCTTCAGGTATATGACCAATTGGGTCGTAGCTTTCTTTTTGCTTTACGTATTCTTGCTGAAGTTTTTCTAAATTAAGTTCAGAGTTATTGTCTAAGCACTCTTCCAAAACGGAGTGAACAATATTTCCAAGAACTGCTGCATTATTAAATGTCCTTGGTTCTTTTTGTATATAGCTATAAAAATATTTAGCTGGACACACGTTATATGTATCTAGTCTTGAATAAGAAAAGTCAGTTAAACACAGTTTTTGTAATGGATCTAAATCTGTTACCGATCTAACTTTAATGCTGTTCATTACTACTTTCTGGGTCATATACTAAATTGCCGTTCTGATCATATTCCCTGCCAATTTGATCAATTGTGTGGCCATTAAATTTATTTAAATAACATCCATCACCAACTGGCATCCAGCCTGTTTCTGTTATCTCCATATAGTCATCGTTATTAAATGTCGACATACTCATCTCCAATTTTAATCTTACAATTAGTAAGGTCGTCTATATTTAGATAGTAGTTAAGTATTGTATAAATATCTTTTAGCTCCTCGGCAGAAGCGTACATGCCAACAACTCCGCTTTGTAAAAAGAATGTATCTGGAATAGAGTTTTCATTCTCTTGATACTCAATAAGAGTTGCAGAACCTTTAGTTATTCTTCCTGATTCACTTAACATATAATTAATCCTCCACTATTGTTATTGGATTCCAATTGGGGTCATTAAGTTTTTCTCTCATGTCTTTAACATATGAATCCCAATCTCTTTCATCTTCTGATTTCTTTTCGTATGTTACTTTACCCTTAAATGGGTTAGACTTAAATTTTGTAATAATAACTTTGCCCTCTTGAGTTCTCCACCTAAGAACACCATTTTTGCAGTCGCAGAAATCATCTGGATGTGGAAGTATTTTTAAATTTGGATCATATCTTCCACTGCAATCCGAACACTTGCTGTATCTACCCTTATCTTGACATCTATTGCATGAGGAGCAAAATGTCCAGCAAGGCTTGTGCGTTGGATTTATTTTTACTTGACTAACCATCTTTTACCCTAAGTTGATTATTGATTGTAATTTATCTTCTACTTTTAAAGAAGTAGTTTTATTAAATTTGAAACTATACTTCTTAATGCCATCTGTCACTTCTAAAAATACAGTTGAAGCTCCATTTGTAGCATTGATTATATCATACATTGATTGTATGTTTTCATTAGAGATTATTGAATTAGCTTTTAAAATTATAGGCCTACTACCAGTTAATATAGCATTATCTATTTTTTCACAAGAAGAATAAATTATTTTAACAGCAGAAGATTCTTCGTCACCTTCTTTGGAGACTGTTCCATTAATTAAAACAATATCCCCTTCTGAAAAAAAATCATCTTCCATTTGTCTAGCTTCTTTGGGAAATATGATTACTTCTATGCCAGAAGTTAAGTCTTCAATGTTCATCTTAAACATTTTCATGCCCTTTTTGGTAATGATTTTTTTACAAGAAGTTATGACTCCACCGATTCTTGCCTTAGACCCAGCAGAGTATTCAGCGAGGTCAAAGATGTCAGAATCAATCTTTTCTTTAATAACATCCCAGACACCTTCTATAGGATGCTTGGAAACATATATTCCTAGTTCACTTTTTTCTCTTTCTAGAATTTCTAGTTCTCTTCTTCTATTGAGTTCTATTTCATCTTCTAAATGAATAAGCTCATCAAAAGCTCCAGACGCAGCTAAATGCTCTATAGTTGATTTCTTCAAGATAACTGAGTCACATCTTCTCATAAAGTCATGCATTGAAGAATAGGGATTTTGCGCGCTTCTGCATCCGATTATTGCGTCAGCTATAGCTGGACCAATTCCATTTATGGCAGACAATCCGAATAAAACTTCTTTATCCGACAGGACCTCAAAGTCATGCATAGACAGGTTGATAGACGGAGGTGCTACTTTAATACCGAGATTTTTGCAGTCAGAAAGATACAGTGCTGACTTATCTTTATTCCCAGCCACAGAAGTGAGTAACGCTGCCATATACTCTGCTGCGTAATGAGTCTTTAGGTATGACGTTATGTAAGAAACCATTGCGTAGCTAGCAGCGTGCGCTCTATTGAAGCCATAGCCACCAAAGTACTCAATGTCCGAGAATATCTTATCAGCTTTTTCTTTTGTGATGTCAACAGTGCCCAAACATCCGTTAACAAATTGTTTTCTAATTTTCGGAATCTTATCCATTTGCTTTTTGCCAATGACTTTTCTTAAGTCGTCAGCTTCAGATACACTAAAGCCTGCTAGTTCACGAGCAACAGCTAAAACATCTTCCTGATAAAGCATGATGCCAAGAGAGTCCTGCAAGACGGACTTCATTGCTGGGTGATCATAATCAATTGGGACTCTGTTATGTTTTCTATTTATATAAAGTTTATCCATGCCAGAACCCATAGGGCCTGGTCTGTGAAGCGATATTAGCGCCATTATGTCCTCAATGGTTTTAGGTTGAAGCTGAATCATCATCTCTCTCATGCTATTTGATTCAAGCTGAAAGACACCAATTGCGTTCCCTTTGCAAAGTTCATCAAAAGTCTTTTTATCTTCTAGGGGTATTTTGTCTAGGTCAATTTTAATATCTTTGTTTTTTTCTAGTAGTTTTAGACAGTGATCAATAACGCCAAGGTTTCTTAGACCCAAGAAGTCAATCTTTAAAAGACCACACTGTTCAACTCTTCCCATATCCCATTGAGTAACAATTGGGGAATCTACACCCTTTTGCATGACGGGCAGGTGGTCTGTCAACGGACCTCTTGATATAACCACTCCTGCAGCATGTACGCCAGTCTGTCTTACCAGACCTTCTAATCCAAAAGCTGCGTTGATAATTGTCTTACTATCTTCGCTTGATTCATATTCCTTTTTAAACTCTGTAACCTGCATGCATTCGTTTAGGTTTTTTGAGACCCCAAGAACAGGTGGAGGAACTAATTTAGATACCTTGTCTCCAGTAGAAAAGTCATAGCCTAGTGCTCTAGCAGCATCTCTAATTGATTGTCTTGCGCCAGTTTTATTAAACGTACAAATGTGAGCTACTCTGTCATGCCCATATTTAGATCTTGCATATTCAATTACCTTATCTCTATGTCTGTCGTCAAAGTCAAGATCAATATCAGGCATTGACTTTCTTCCTTCTACAAGGAATCTTTCAAACATCAATCCGAACTTAAGCGGATCTAGATTCGTAATGCCTAATGCATACGAAAGAATGCTTCCGGCAGCGGAACCTCTTCCCCAACCAACTCTAATGCCATTGTCTTTTGCCCAATTAACCAGATCAGATACCACCAAAAAGTATTCCGGAAATCCCATTTCTTTCACGACTCTTAATTCGTGGTTAGCTCTAGAGATAATCTCTTCTGATAAAGATTCGCCATACTTCTTTCTAAGTCCTGACCAAACTAATCCATCTAAATATGAATCAACGTCTTGTTGGTTTGGTATTGGATAATTGGGAAAGCAAAGATCACCAAATCTTAAATTAACATCAACCATATCTGATACATAAAGAGTGTTCTTTAACCAGGGCTCATCAAAAGTAGATGCCATTTCTTCATATGATTTTAGGTAAAAGTTATCTCCATTAAAAGAGAATCTATTTTCGGTATAAATGTTACTGTTTGTGGCTACGCACAGCATGACGTCGTGAGCATGTGCGTCTTCTTTATGGACGTAATGACAGTCTCCAGTTGGGACTATTCTTGCCCCAATCTTATTTGCTATCTGTACAAGTTGATTTGTTATCTTTATCTGTTCTGATAATCCGTGATTTTGGATTTCAATAAAGTAGTTTTCTTTGCCTACAATATCCTGCATCTTGAGCGCAGCATTTAAAGCAAAGTCGTAATCGTTTCTAAGAAGGGCTTGCGATAATTCTCCGATTCAAACAACCTGATAAAACTATAATTCCTTCTGAGTGTTCCGCAATTAAATCATGATCTACTCTAGGCTTTACATAGAAACCTTCTGTGTAAGATCTAGAAGATATCTTGATAATATTCTTATATCCTATATTATTCTTTGCAAGAATTGTTATGTGATATGGACCTCTTTGTTCCCACTCGTTTTTCGCTTTGCCAGCTCTCTCTTCCTCATCTTTGTCAAATCTAGTTTTTCTAGCCTGGTAAAACTCTGATCCAAGAATTGGCTTTACCCCAACGCTTGTTCCAGCGTCGTAAAAGTCGAGCCAAGAATGGATATTGCCATGGTCAGTCGTAGCTAAGCCAACCATGCCAAGGTCTTTAGCCCTTGACAAATACTCATCAATCCTACCGTGTCCATCTAGCATAGAGTAGACAGTGTGGTTGTGTAGGTTTGTCCAATTTTTCAATTTATTCCTCTGTTTCTATCGCTCTCATCAAGAGCGTCATCTCTTATTTCTCTATATGTTATTACAACAACTCCACCACAATACTTACATGGAACACTGCTTCCATTTTGAGCAAATGGATTTCTGTACATATATTCATCTGGTTGATCTGAATGACATTCACTACAAACGGCAACTACGTCATCTGGGTTTTTAATCATGTTTATTTTCGCCACCTTTCTTTTTTACATTATAGGCAAATCTGATAGGTGAAGGCGATACTTTTTCATCTGTTTCCATATATTTATCGCCTATCTTTACCCATTTTTTATTTTGTTGAAGAGAACAATCACCACATCCTACACCCGCAGCATTTGCTCTTTCGCAAGTATATGGTCTACCACCAATTCCTATGTCTCTTCTCTTAATCCAATCATTGATGTGCGCAGAAGATTTTTTGGGGTTGTAGTCGTTGCAGTAACTAAGAACTTCATTTAGATACTTAATGGCCTCGTCTGTATATGTTAATATAGAACAAAGAAACAGTCTAGATTCGTGATCTAGGTGATGCTTTTCTTTGGCTTCGTTTTCAATTCTCGCAAATGCAGAACAATTGTCAAGAAGCTTTTTTTTGTCAAATACTTTATTTGAATCTTCAAATTCTACACGACCCTTAGATCCATATTGATTGAAGTAAGCTAGAATATCTTTTGGCTTATTTCTACTTTCTTCCATTTCATAAGAGTACTCTCTATACCATTCATTTGCGGTATAAGAAAACTCTTGTTCGTAAATTGAATTATTTTGTTCCATAGAACAGTATTCAACTATATTTTTGATGTTAGAATATATAAGATTGTTACTTAACTTTGTCTTATATAAACCAGTTTCTTGATGTTTAGATCCTGGAAGTCTCCACATTCTTCTTAGATCATAAACACTAAAGTCAAGTGAAGTTAGATTTAGCTTATTGGCTAGATCATTGGCAATAAACCTAAACAAATGGTGCAGAGAATTAGACGGGTTTATGCCCAAAGCCAGCGCTTCACACTCAATATGAAATCCCTTTTTGCCCGTGTAGTAAACTAAAATGGAATCTTCGGGAATGTACTGTGATAAGTGCCCATAAAGCTTCTGGCACTCTGCCAAAGAAACGTTTACATTTTCATTATCTATGTCAAAGTATAAAGAGCCGAGTCTAGTTGCCTTTTCAATGTTTTGACTATTGTAGTACCAGATTGAAGTATAAATACCAGTATTAGAATACTTACGAGCATACTTGCTTACATCATTAATGTCTAATAGAATCGGTATGCCATCTACTTTTTCTCTAATTATTCTATTTAAGCTAGGTATGTACTTTGCTAGTTCTACATATCTCCATGAGTATGTATATTTACTGGGATCATCAGCTATTTTCATTTTACTTCTACCCTACCAAAATCTTCCCCAAATGAATAGACAATTTTTTTATCAGTCTTCATATCCTCTGAGAATGAACGATAATAAACAGACTCTTGTATTATTGATTCTAGATTTGATAACAAGTAATATCTTTTAGATATTCTATCTTCCAATTTAAAACTTCCATCTATCTTTTATTACATTATTTCCATCAACTATATAGTGTACCTTAGAAGCGATGTTATCCGCCATATGAACAATCATATCTAGATACGTAATTGGAACAGTCTCTGGAATGGGAGACCAAGGCCCAAGATGGCATCTGACCAATCTTAAAATTGATTGAACTGTTTCTTCAGAAATAAATAATGTTGACGACTGTGATTCCCCAGCGTATTTTTTATCATATTCTTGACATTTTTTAACTAGGCCACCAACCGTATAAGGATGCATAGGATCGTAATGAAAATACTCATCCTCTTTATCTTTAATACCTTTTGTCACATCATGAAGCAAACACGCTGCAAAGACAATGTCTTTTTCTTCTATAGATAAAGAATAAGAATCTGATATAACGCTTGCAGCTCTAACAACTCGCTTGGTGTGTAATAAGTTTCCGCCATTATTATGCTCATCTGCTGGATGATATTTACCAGAAAAACTTGATGGTATAACCCAAAAAGAATCAGCTCTTAAAAGAATTGACTTAACAAAACTTTTAATATTATCATCAGATATATAATCTATTTCCTCAAGCAGTGGCTTAAGTATGGTATTCTCTTCACCGATAGATATTGAATCTTTTTCTTTATTTAAGATTTCATCAAGTATTGAATCTTTAGACATTATTTTACTTCCCAATCTTTCCACTTTGAGCATGGCTTATCAAACGGACATTTTTTGCAATATGAAGTTAACCCTCTTCTGGGTACAAACTTTTTATCTTCTTCTATTGTACCGCACCAGTACTTAAGAGCTTTAGCGTCCTCTTGGTTTACTTGATACTCTATAAACTTTTGGGAAGAAGCTAATATGTCATAGTATCCAAAACGTGCTTTCGGTTTTTTATGGGGAAATTTATGAGCAAAAGCTTCACTTAAAACTGAAAAGTCTATTTGATATAAAGACGTATGAGAGGTTCTGAAATTAAAAACCCATTTATATATAAAATATTCACCGTTTTTATATAAAATTAAATCAAAGTTTGACTTAATTTTTACTAAATCTCCAACAGGAACGTAAAACTCTTGATCAATTGCCATTGGAACTGAGTTATCTTCTGAAAATTGATTGTAAAAATCTAAAAGAGCCGATGCAGCTTTTGAAGTTAAGCTTGCGGCGTTTCCATAAAAGCTTTCATGCTGCTCGTGGATGATATCATACGCAGTTGTATCTTTTGCAAACCATAACTTTTCCCACCTATTTAATAAAGATGAATATGAAGGAGTAAACCCTCCCTGTTTCTTGTAAAAGAAATAGTTAATTACACTTTTAAGTGTATTCTCAAACTTTATGCTGAATAATTCTCTTGAATGAATTGTCTCTGAAACGCCCTCTTGGTGCCTATAGTTATATAAAAGCGCACAAGTTTGATAGTCTTTTATTGATTCAATTGTTAATTCCTTCATATGTCAAAATCCTCATCATCTAGTAGGTCGTCCAGCAGAGAACTAGTATCATCGTAGTCCTCTTGGTTAACTAGCTCATACTCCTCATAGGCTTTTCTTGAATCTACATATTTTACTAAAGGTGGATTATATATAAAGCTAGATCCAGTAATTCTATTTTTTGGAATTTGAAGCTGCATTATGTTTTCATCCTCAGAATCATCACCACTTATAAGTTTTTTCTCTGTAATGAATATGGTTACGGCGCACTTCTGTTGAATGGCAAGAGATCCGCCAGTATCGGACTGCTGAACCACTTCTCTTTTTTCTTTCATTCTGTTAGAGTTTTCCTGAGCCGTTATGATCAAAACACAATCCATGTCTCTTGCTAGTTTTTCTAGTTTTACCATCATCTCCTCAAACTCTCCCCATCGCGGCTTGCCTTTACCACTCTTTGTGAACATGGATTGTATAGTATCAATAATTACAACCTCAGGAGTTTCAGCGTAGTCAACGATCTCTCTAAGCCATCTTTCAAGGTCTTCAAAATACGGGGTATCTGGGTCGTGTCTAACCATTAATTTATTACCCCATTGACTTAGCTTATCTCTAAATATGCCTAAATACCTTGCTCTTTCGCTTGAAGTCCATCTTTCGGCCTCTGCATAAACGTTCTTGCCAATTATTTGGCTCATAAGAATTCTTTCCCAGTGACCAACCGCTTCCTCAAAGTTTATATATAAAACAGTGTGGCCGTTTTCAACCCAGTTATTTGCTAAGCATTTGGCAAATGTGCTCTTGCCCTTGCCAGATGGCGCAATAACAGCGTGAACCGCACCCTTATAAAATCCACCATCATCAGTATATCCCATAGCTCTATTTAAGGACTTGAACTGAGTAGGCAAGAAGCTAGGAATATCCAATAGTGATTCCGCTCTATTGGATATATCCATGGCGGTAGTGAGCTTTTCTAATGGATTATAGTTCAGTTGATTTTCAAGTTCTCTTATTTCTGAAGTTATTAAGGATAACCTAGCAAGATCTTTGTCAGACTTAATACCTTTTTGATTTAAAATAACTTGCAGTTCTTGCAAGTAGTCAATTTGCTTCTTCTTATTAGCTTTATGTTTGATTAGTTGAACAACTGAATCAACAGTAGATAGCTGCAATGACAACAAAACATCCATCATAATGTCTACGCCAGATGTTCCACCAAGAGCTTCTCTTATATCCGTTTCGGAACCTAGCCAATCTTTAAAGCCAACTGGGTCCACTATATCTAATTGTGTCGCCGTACGATATGCCAGAAGCGCTAGGTAAAACTCATGTATACCGTTTTGGCCATGATTTATACCAACAATATCATCAGGTAAGTTTTCGGCAAAATGCGTAATAGCTCCCTCTTGTCTGAGAGAGAGGGCAAATACCTGATATTCAATTGGAATATCTTGATTGTCTTCAGGTTTTTCCATTGTTGTTTTTTCTATGTTGTTTTAGTTCTCTGTAAACTTTTTTTCTTAATTCAGAACGACGTTTTTTAGAATCAAGATAAACCTGACTTGAATAAAACTTATTCTTTTCTTTCTGTTCTTTTTTGAAAGGAGAGTTTCTTATGGCATCTAAAAGCCTATCATAAACCGCTTGTTCGGTGAGCATGTCGTTGTAGCGGAAAATAATAAGCGCAATGCCCTGATGCCTGCATAGTTCAATCTTTTTTTGGTCTCTTTTTTGAGCTTCCTGAAACTCATACTTGGAATCAAAAAACTTTGCAGTATAAAAAAAATGCTGCCTACCATGGTACTCTGCCGCAACTTTATAAGAAGGACAATATACATCAAGTCTTAGTTTATCTTGAAGATAAAACTCATTAACTATCTTTTCTCCAGGAAGAAGTTTTTGCATAATGGCAGTTAGGGCTGTTTGCCCTCTTGACATTTTTTTTCTAGAGGTTTTTAGCCAAGACAAACCAAGTTGATTTATTTTTTTATTTATTTTAGCTAAAGGCCACCCTACCTCTTTTGCTATTTCATTTAAGCTTAATGAGGTATCAAATAATAGATCAACCATGTATTCTGTGTTGTCTATTTCTTCGTCCCAATTATTTTTTTTCATTACGCTTTTTATAAAACTTCTTTTTATTATCTACTTCTGATTTTTGTCTATCTGAGCTCTGCATTGAGTGAAATCTTGCAGAGCTAACTACTTTACCAAAGTCTAAAATAGACATGTCTATGTTCTGCCAAAGCTTTGGTGCAATAGCGGTAGCTAGCATGGGGCAGTCAAGTATGCAGTTATCTACTCCTCCCTCAAACTCTGAGATCTGAGCAATAATTGAGTCAAGCTTGTCATAGTAATTATTGTATGGAACGGAAATTACATACTGATTCTGCCCAAAAACTTTTTGAACAGTTTTTTTATCGTGAAAAGATAGAATGACATTCTTTGACTCCCTAATGTAATGATTTATGAATATGTCAATTACTTCTTTTTTATTTGCAAAAAAGTATTCAAACATTGCAGCGTCGTAGTAACTGCCATTTTTTTGTAGGCCAAACTCTGACAATTTTCCAGCTTGGATTTCATCTAAAAACTCAATTGGTACTGCTTTTAAAAAGTTAGGATCCTGTATTGTCATACACTTAGCTAGAGATTTCACAAAATATTTTGGAGGTTTCTTATCGCTATTATGTAGCATTAAATTCAAGGCTGATCGAGATATGTTTACATACGCAAACTTCTTTTTCTGCTCAAGTCTAAACGTCAAATCTATAATTGATTTTACTGGATCTAATATTAGATTATTTTCTTTCATTTCAAATACCGAAGTTTCCCCATTGAATTAGTACTGGATTAGGATCTATAATAGAATTAATGTGATTTAAGTTATGAAACTGACCACCATCTATCGTAGAGTATCTTTCATACTTTGACTGTTTGTCTTTGTCATAAGTATAGCCGAGATGCTGCATAATTAAACCAGAATCTCTCCAATAGTTTCTTTGCTGTACCCATTTTGAGACATAAGTTGGCTCAGAACCGCAGGCAAGAGCTTTGTTTTTAAAACTAGCGTTTTCCTGAAACCTAAACATTCTTATAGAATTATTGGGAGCCCAAAGCTTATCAACTCTATAATGACTTTCGCTCCACATATGGTAAAAACGTATGTTGACTACATCAAACTCTGACTTAGCAAGAACTGCTTTGATTTCTAAATCATTAACATGATATAATTTTTCATCACAATCTATAGCCAAAACCCAATCACCAGGCTTTGCAAAATTTTTTAGGCTATTCCAGGCATATGATCGTAATTGACCCTCGTGTTTTATAAACATTGGCTCTGGTGTAGTAAATACTTCAGCATGCCTTGCCGCTATCTCAGCTGTGTTGTCTGTTGAGCAGTCGTCAGTAAATATAATTTTATCTACCTGAGTAGATAGTCTTTCTAAAACTGGCTCTAGAAATTTGGAAGACTCGTTTCTTCCTACCATTTGTGCATAAATCATATGCAGAACTTTCTACGAAAAGAGGGAGGGGGCATATCCCCCTCCCTCCAGGACAATGTTACAATTAGGCGATGATCTGCTCGCGAGCCTCTACCGCAGAGATTCGCTCGATTTCAACATCCTTGAACATGACCTCGCCAGTAACGCCACGACGACCCATCGCAAGCTTCTGGGCATCAGTCTTGCTGTTAGCCTTAACCAAAGTGGTTGTGGTGACAGTGAAGTACTTGAACTTGTTCTCTGACATTTTATTTATTCCTTTTTATTAGTTTATTGGATAATGGATTGCTATATATTCTATAGCATCTTGCAGGTTGTCTGCAAGCTTTGTGGCCATATATTTCATATATGGTCGATCTTTATTCTGCTTAGAGCACATAACTATACTTGGTTGGTTGTTCATTTTGGCCCAAGCCATTTCAAAGTCAGTTCCTATGTATGCTCTATCTTCTAGTAGATATTCTACCAGCATTAAGTCTGATTTTTTCTGCATAAAGAAGTTTTTTTGAACAATTTCATCAACAGTCATTCCTGGTTCTTCTGGAATAGAAGTTGGGTCATAGACTTTGTAGCCCAAAAACTGTAAAGCTTCTGATGCTGATTTGCGCCAAACCTTAGCGTAATCGCCAACATAATCCATCGCTCCAGCTAAATAAACGGCGATTGTCATACTGGCCAATGATACTCTAAATCTGCTGGTTCATCAAAGTATTGAGAGTAGTATTCATAATCCTTTCTAAGAAGATTAGATCTATGTGACTGGTGAAGTTTATCGTCTCCAAACCAAAAGGGCATAGCAAGCAAATACGGGTCAATTTCCTCAAGCTTCATTGTATTTTTATAGCCCCTACTCATCCATTCTAAAATAGTGTAGTTCTGATAAAGCTTTAGTGCCTCTTCATAACCAGTCCACATACGTGTGACTGGATGGTTGCGCCAACCTTTTGTAGACGTTCTATTAAGTAATATGTTAAGAACTTGAAATGTTTCAACACGTTGTTTACCCAATCTTTTATAATCTAATATTTTTACCGAATCTACAAAATTTGGGTACGGCAAGAACGTCTGCACTATTTGTCCTTCTTAAACTCTGTCCATGTTTTATCGCCAACACCATAGTATTCTCTTGCGAGTCCAGCTGCAACTATATCTGTATTTAAACAATTTCCATTATTGTCCCAAACTTTTGCAAGAATTCTACCATATTTTTCGTTTTTGTCGATAATAGTTTCAATCTTTACCCAGTTACCAGATTTTTGCAGCCACTGATTAGTAAACTCTTTTGCAGCTAAACCTCGTTTTTTTTCCTCTATATTAGAAGTTCTGCTTTCCGGAGTATTTATTCCATATAAGCGTACCCTACCTTTCTTTAAGGTGTCAAAACCAAGGTCAATAACAATATCAAATGTATCGCCATCAACAACTTTTTTTACTTCTGCATTATAAATCCATGGATTTAATTTATCACTCATAATTAATCTCTTTCTATCCCTATGTGATCACATGCTTTTCTAAATATCTCTCTTGAGATAGGAAAATATCTGTCGGCGTGACTTATTCCTTGACCTGGTTTTGGAGTAGATGCATGCCAACTATGGCCGATTGATACAGATCCGTCATAAACTACATTATACCCTAAATGTCTGGCAAAATACGAACACCAAGTCTCTTCATAATAGTGAGGTGTTGGCAAAAATGCACCTATTGCGTTAGGGTATAACTCTCTATACTTTTCGTTGTTAGTTAAAGCATCCCAAACCTGTCTGCGAACAAAATATGCAGAACCAGATACTGTAACACAGTTAATTCTATCTTTATATAAAGTGTCTTGCGGGTCATGCTCTCTCCAACCCCTATGCTTTGGAGCTATATTGGTTCCTATAATCCCAGCATGAGTTATATGTCCGTGTTCATCTCTTTGTTTTGGGCCAATAATATGTATGTCTTTATTTTGATTAAAGATATTTTCAATTTTTAAACAATCATCTGTGGTCATCCAAACATCTCCATTTAATATTCCGATAATAGAACTAGTTGATTTGCTGGTCATCATATTAACGGCAGATGAATAACCTATATTTTTACGAAGATAAGTTCTATCTATAAAATATTTTTCTTCGTTTTCTCTAATCCAAGAATTAAAATCATCAGTTGAGTCATTGTCGGTTATGTATAGATTCCAATTTTTTGTGAGCGCGCCATTTGGACTCTGTACGTCAAAATGCAAAGTGTCCAAAAATCTTTGCAGCAGTGGTCTTGTGTTGTAGTTCACGACACATAAATCAATCATCAAACTTCTCTCCAACTTCAATACATTCTTTTACAACTATATCAA